AAGCCAATATAAACTGAAGAGACAAACTGATAATCCTATACTTAACATGGCTACAGTCGTATATCTCCAAGGTAAGTATAAGTTCGAGAAAACCAATTATACGGTTACATCAAGAATAGGATCTTTGGATATAGAAAGTGATTTTGAATTGAATAACTTGATAAGAAAAGAATCACTGAGAGATTATATTTATCGAATCATGAGTGAGAGGATAGGATAATGGAGTTTAGGGAATTTGACAAGAGCGTTCACAGATATGAATTGGATCATAGTAAGCCAAGAAGAAAGCTGACGTGCCCGCAATGCGGCAGGGATAGATGCTTTACGCCGTACGTAGATGTAACCACCGGACAGATAGTAGGGGAGCAGTTTGGGGTATGTGATCACAAAAATAAATGTGGTTACTTTAAATATCCAACAGGGAGCGAACTTGGGAGCAATGATCTTTTTACCGATTCTAACAAAGTATTAAGGAGGTACAGACCTCCCGTGGATCCGGATATAGCCAACTGCATTCCGGTAAGCAAGATGTTTGAGACGCTTAATCCTTTCGAGGCATCTGATCTTCAGGATTATCTATCCAATATCTTCGGATCGTATCATACCAATAGGGCATTTAGCTTGTATAAGGTGGGGATGATGAGATTCGGGGATTGGGGTAAGTGCTGTGTGTTCTGGCAACTGGATAAGAATTGGGTGGTGCGAACCGGGAAGATAATGGACTACGGGCCTGACGGGAAGAGGGTAAAGGTTCCCATGGATCATGTATGTTGGGTGCATATACTGGACGGTCAGGATTACCTGCTTAGGCAATGCCTGTTCGGGGAGTTCCTTATCAACTTCTATCCCAATGACGCTCCGGTGTATATAGTAGAGTCAGAGAAGACGGCTGTTATCTGCAACATCGTGTACCCTAGTAGGTTGTTCATGGCCTGTGGCGGTATCCATATGTTGAAGAGGGAGATGGTAGAGACATTGGGTAGGAGGCGGATAGTCCTGTACCCGGATAAGGGCGACGCTTTCAACGAATGGAGAAAGAAGGTAGACAAGGATATGAGGGGGATGAATATAGAGATAAGTGATTTTCTAGAATCAAAACCCAATATAGATGAGGGGATGGATATAGCGGATTATTTTATAATTAAACAAATTTACAATAATGGCAAAGGTAGTTGATAATTACAAGGGATTCAAGGTGCTTGAAATAACAAGACAGGAGATGATGGATAAGCTTACCAGATATGGGTGCTTAGGTATTTGCGATATGTGTAACAGACCTACATCCGTAGGTTATTACGTGGCGGTGATCAATCAATGGATGTGCAAGGACTGTTACAATGATTTCATCAAGTCAATTGACAGGTATGAGGAGGACATGAAAATAGAAAACAAGAATTTTAATAGATTCTGCAATCTATTTAATGTTAAGATGGAGGAGACGGTATGAAAGAATTGTCTTTAGCCCAGAAAGCTATGTTAAACGGGTCCATATGCCCATACTGCAAGAACCCGTCCACTATGATAAATACGGTAGAGGGGAAGCAAGTAGGGTGCGAGAAGTGTGGGGCTTGGATGAGGTCTGATTCGATGGGTAAACCAGTAGGGAGATTGGCGAAACCAGAGCTTCTTAGGGCCATGGATATAACAGCTATTGAGATCGATAGGTTCTTGAAAGAGTCGAGTTATGAAAGGAAAAACTTTTACAAAGAGTTATCCAGTGAGCTAGGAATACCAGAAGAGCATGTGTCTCCGTATAAGATGTCCTTATTATCATTGCTTAATGTTATGAGACATATCAAGGTATATGGGAAGAACCATATACAGATACATGAGGGTACCACGATAGGTAAGGCTTGCTCTAGGCACGGAGCGGTGGCGATCGGGAGTAACGCCTGCCACGGATGCCCGGAGTTTCTGTTTCATGTGGTAGACAATACAACCAATACGGTAGTCTGTGATACAGACATGAGTTATGGAGATTATGTAGGTGAAAACAAATAAATTTGGGCAATAATATCAATAGAATAAAAAATGAAAGTAATTTTTATTCATAAGCCAACAGAATTTTATGTTGGAGGATCGGTGTACAACAAATCTTATTGCAAGGATAAGATGATAGAAAAAGGCATCAGCGAGAACCGGGCAGAGATGCTTAGTGATATAATAGGTCCATACGTATGTGTGTGGGAGATAAAGGACGGAGATGATCCTTACGAGAGCATGAGAAGCAGACTCGGAGATAAAGCCTCATATTTAGATGGAGAGGATATTATCGTAGAGGATTATAATTATGACGAGGAGGACGAGGATGGGGAGATCGACTGAATACTATAGGACACATCCGGAGGCCAGAAGAAAGAAAGCCGAGACGGATAAGAAGATCAACGCCCGCCCTGAGCAGAAAGCCAAGAGACGGGAGTTGGGTCGCAAGAACTACAAGACCGATAAGTTGAAAGGTAAAGCCTATCGGAAGGGAAAGGATTTAT